GGTTCAGTATATGGTATAGGATTGACTACTATTAAAAGACATTATAATAGTAGAAATCTTCCTAATGATACCCCTGGAGCTCCAGCGTCTGAACAAACTTCTAAAATTAATCCTTACTCATGGACAACGCCTTTAGCACCGAACAGAACAGGATATAATTCAGTTGCTCAAACAGGCGCACAGGCTGAATCTTTTTTGCAAGATCTTTCAGATATATTTGGGGTAGAATATAAAGGAAAAGAAAAGCCAGGCGCGAAAAATTATAACGTATATCAATTCAAAGGAAGATCAGAAGCTGGAGGTGAAATATCTAAAGAATCTAAAGATTTATCAGAACGTAAAGCATATAGTGATAAACAATATGCAGGTAATTTAAGAGCTAATACTCAACATGATTTTGATCCTAATAAAGATAATCAAAAAAATGCATCAGATAATGTTGATGGATTTACTAAATCAGACTCTGACTATCCTAAAGACAGTTTAAAAAATACTCTTGGTAATGCTACCAAAGATAAATTAACGCCAGGAGCTAAAAATACCAATAATGGAATTGCTGATAAATATATTGAAACTAATGCAGCAAAAATAGTTAGCTATCCAAATAGCCCTAATAATCCTATCAATGATTATATTACGTTAGCATATAATAAATTGCCTAATCAAGCAGGTGTGCCTAGAAAAATACCTAATGATTTTAGAAATGATATTAATAAAGCTGGAAGTTTATCTGACGATCAAAAGAAATTAATCGGTTTAAACTCTGACGAAAAATATTTTGAAAAGAATGATATTCAAAACAGAGCGGGATATGGATTAGGCAGCCCGGGCAGACTTCAAAAATTTAAACCGACAGATCCTACACTTTTTATAAAGAAAGGAAATGATTTCGGAGGTAATAGAACTGTATTGACTTCAGACACTAACTTTGAAGGAGATATGATAACTGCGTTAGATATTGGTAGCGGCGATCCATACCCAGGCACTCATAAAGATTTTATTAAATTCTTTTTTGAAGATGCTACTGAAGGTAAAAATATAATGGCATTTCGAGCAACCTTAAATGGATTTACAGATAGCTTTCAACCCGGGTGGGATCCAATAGCTATTATGGGGCGACCAGATAGTGCTTATTTGTATTCATCTTTTGAGCGAACTGTATCATTTAATTTTACTGTAGCCGCTACAACTCGATCTGAAATGATTCCAATGTGGAGAAAATTAAATTATTTATCTACATACACAATGCCAGATATAGCTGGAGGATCAAAACCTTCAGGGCCAATGATGCGATTTACAATCGGAGATATGTTTTATAGAACTCCAGGATTCTTAACTTCATTATCTTATACAATTCCAGATGATGCTACTTGGGATATTGCTGAAGAAGGGCCCGGTCAAGTTTCAAAACAACTTCCAACGATTATTGAAGTGTCAGTAAGTCTTACCGTAATTGGAGATTATAGACCACAAAAAATGGGAAGAGCATATAGTTTATCACCAAATGGAACAACATCAGCAGGACCTAATAATTGGTTAGGAGACGCTGATACAAAATAAATTTAATTATTATGTCAAGATATACCAACTATTTATTTACGCAAAAATCAAAACTAGACGAAGATAACAAACGAAGATATTATGATTCGTTATTAGATCCTTCAATTCCATTAAGTTTTTCTGATATTTATGTTATAACTACAATTGGAGATAGGTTAGATTTATTAGCATGGAAATATTATTCTAATGCAGAATTTTGGTGGATAATCACTGCAGCTAATCCTGAGTTACGAAAGGATTCCTTATATTTAGAACCTGGGATTCAATTAAGAATACCTCAAGATTACAATGAAGTATTAATGTTATATAAAGATCAAAATACATCTAGATAATGGCAGACACTATTTTTTATACTGCAGTCGATGGGGGAGTAGCAGGAGCGATAGGAGCACGGTCTAGTATATACTCAGCTGCAGTAAGAAATTCAAGTGCTCTTGCATGGCTTAATCAAAAAATGGCGTATGCAGATGCTACTGCAACTAATACAAAAAATGGCAACTCAGCAGCACTGTCATTAGTTACTGGAGGAGGTATAGGCGGTGCTGGATTATATGAACCAGGTAGAACATCTGCCGGAGCATTTAATCCAAAACCACATATCAACTCAGTTAAAATATCTAGCGCAGGAGATTTTGGTTCTGTGTTAAAGTGTGATATCTCATTTACAGTTTATAATCTAAACGATCTAGACGGCAAACAAGCATTTTTTGATTTAGGCGCTGAAGTTAATGTAAATTACGGATGGAATAGAGCCGGCGGAGCTGGAGGTGCACCTGGAAACTTCAAAGGATTTGTATATAATTTTAGCTATCAAGTTAACTCTGTAGGAGGATTTGATTGTGTATGTAATGCAATGGGAGAAGGAATAGCTATTTTAGGAGCCGCTGCTAACCCTGCGTCTGATGCAAAAGGAAAAGAAGTTGCAGATGCTTTAGGTAATAAAGTGCATGGAGACACTGTAATGGGTGCATTAGATGTAATTGTTCAAGGATTGACAGGCCAGGCAGAACAGATTGTAGGACCTGACGGTGTAGGAAATGTTAAATTTCCTGAATCTTGGGGAACGGGCGAAGGCGAGGATGGAGAAGAAGCTACTCCTCATTATTATGTATCTTTAGAAGCATTTGTTAAATTAGCAGTTGAAAAAATACATGATACGTCAGCAAAACTTAAAGACATCGCTATTAAATGCGACGGCACTGTAACGAAAGGAAATGTCCCAGCAGGAGGCTCAGATATGCTTGTATCAGGAAATCCAAAAGAAATTTTATTACCTGAACCATATGCAACATACGGAGGAAAAATGAAATTAGGATTCACTACACACCAAGGCGAATTTTCAGGGGGAGATTTAAGTAAGATTATGATTAGTATTACTCACTTAAATGATATAGTAAGTAAATTAGCAGATGACAAAGGTAATAATGCAAAATCTGCGGATACTTCAATTGCAAAATTATTTGCAAAATTATTTGACTCTATTAATCTGAATACAGGTACAAGATTTAAATTGTCTATGTCACAGAATCCTAAAAACCCTATGGAATTTTTAATTGTAGATTCTAATTATATAGACGCGTCAATTGCTCCACTTTCTATAGAAGCTGTTACTAGAGGTAGTGTTTGTAGAAGTATTTCATTAGTAGCAAAAGTGCCGTCAGAAATGGCAACAGCTGCATATGTAGGAAATACATCTACTTCGTCACCGTCAGGTGCTGTAATGGCAACTATTAATGGAGTTACTGCAAAAGATACTCCTGCAAAAGGAGACCCAGCAACTTCATATTTAGATGCTAGAAAAAAGATAGACGCTCAAGGACCGCCTGACCCAAAAGATCCAGAAGGTATTGGACCGTCACCTAAAAATGTCAATGCATTGCGAGCAGCAATTAAAAGGATGTATACATCAGGTGAAACTGCTAACGGCGTAACTCCAGGGTCAGAGGCATTTCCAGTGCCAATAGAGTTTTCATGTACTCTAGATGGAATTAATGGATTTGTATTTGGAAATGCAATTACTACTAATTATCTTCCGTCAGCATATAAGAAAGCTAAAATATGTTTTACAGTAACTAAAGTAGATCATTCTATTTCAGCAAATGACTGGACAACCACATTAAGTACTGTTTGTAGAACACAACCATCATATTAAAATGTATATAAGAAATAAATTATATTATCCAGCATCTCATATCGTAAATAATCTTCGTACAGATGGATTAGAATGGATGTTAGAAGATGGGACTGAATTCAAAGGATTTTATCATAAATACATAGATGGGACTGTATTGACAGGGGCAGTATTTCATAAAGCTGATTCTAAAAAATTAATTCCATACGTTGATATAATAAAACAGCCTAATAATTTTGAATATGATGCTATTGTTAAAAAACCAACTTCTGTAGCGCCGCATTCTGTATTTCCAATTCCTACTCTAGATGATTATAAATTAGGTAAGACAACTAGATACTTTCTTAAAAGAAGAAATTTTTCTAGTTTCCAAGACATTATGGAAATTAATAAAGATCAATTTTTATCTTGGAAAAAGCAGCAAGGAGGTATAGATAATAAATTATATATGGCTACTGAAGTTGATTGGAAATTAACAGGTCCACTTAATGATGATAGGTCTACTCAAAATATCGTTTATGGAGTTTATGACACTAACCAAAGAATTGTGCTTTTAAAAGATCATGAATTTGTAGGACTCAAAAACTTCTTAACTGATTATATAGAATTGTCAGTGCATTCCAAAGCAGTCAGTGACGACATTAAAAAATTATTTGGTTAAAACAAAAGAATTATATATATTGTCTAGGTTATGAAAATTATAGAAACGAAATTAGAGTTTGAGTCATTCCTAGAAAAGTCTAAAGGGTACGATTGGATAGTCGTACCTACTTACTGTAATGGAGAAAGACCAGTTTATACAGATTCTGTTTCGGTAGTTTATGTATATGTAATTAATTTAGACAAAGAGGCAATGATTGTATTCAATCATACTGAAGGTCTTTCACTTCCTGAAGAATTGCTAAATCAATTTCCAGAAGATAATAAATTATTTGTTTATGGTAAAAAGAAATTTAAAAGATTTCTAGATCGTAAAAATATAATTGATATGAATATGGTTGAGTACTTTCATAAGAACCAACCTATTGAAGATGATTTTGATACTCCAGCGCATGAATTCTTTACTCGTCATTTTGAAAAGTTCAATGACTTAAACGCAATTATTCCAATTACAAAGCATATTGAAAAAGGTCAAGCAATTGCTCAAAGATTTTTAGATGTATATGATTTCTTTCATGAAGATGTAGCCTTTACTAATTATAATGAGTTGATTTTAGATTCACTTGCTCAAATAGAACAAAATGGATTATTCACTCATTACGATCAATACAAAAAGCAATTCAAGGAAGCTCCTTTATATGAGAACTTTGCATATACTGAATATAACATATACACTACGACAGGAAGACCTTCAAATAGATTTGGAGGAATAAATTATGCGGCATTGAACAAAGACAATGGGCAACGTGGTGCATTTTGTTCTAGGTTTGGAGAAAATGGTTTTATGCTTTCTTTTGATTACGATGCATATCACTTAAGACTTCTAGCAGAGTTAGTTGATTATAAATTTCCAGAAGGATGTTCAGTGCATGAGTATTTAGGTAAATTTTATTTTCAAAAAGAAACTCTTACTCCCGAAGAATATTCAGAAGCTAAATCTATTTCATTTAGGCAACTTTATGGTGGTATAGGTCAAGAGTATTTGGAGATTCCATTCTTTGAAAAAATACACAGATACACTCAATTAATTTGGAGTCAGTACAAAGATGAAGGGTATATTGAAACACCTATGTTCGGAAGAAAATTGTTTAAATCATTCTTTGGTGATATGAATGCAGCAAAGCTTTTAAACTATTTATTACAGTCTTATGAAACCGAGAGGAACATGGCCGTAATTCATAACATACTTCTACGTACAAAGGCGTACTCAAGTAAACTAATACTTTATACATATGATAGCTTCTTATACGATTTCGACAAACGAGACGGCGCTACGCTTGTTAAATTGATTCAAGAAGAATTAGAGCAGGGAGGTAAGTTTCCTGTGAAGTTAGAAATAGGTCCAGATTATAATAACATGATTGTACCAAAAAGACACTAGTTACATATTTATATATGATAATCTCGTTTATAATATATAACATTGGTACAACTTATTTGTCTTTTTTGCATAGAAGATTCTTTGGATCATACGGTAAGTATGATATCAAAAACGTACGAGGTAGTTTACAAACGAATATTTGTGCTTTCCATAGATAGCAGTGAAGAGCTTATATGCAGTTTCAATGTTGAAAAAGGAAATCATAGAAAACAATTACCAGCAGCAATGTTGGTTCATAGAAAAAAAGAAACTAATACTTTATACACTATTAATTCTTTGAATGCTTTAATTAGAAAAGAAAATGACGGAATATTAGATAACTCTTATTCTGTAGATTGGACCAAATATTCTAATGCTTTACTAGTAACTTCTAATAATGAACTAAAAGTATTAAATACCAAAGTATATCAAATTATAAATTTATAATATGAACACATCAGAGTTTAAGCAATTAATTAAAGAAGAAGTTCGAAAAGCTTTAAATGAAGCTTTGGCACCCGTTGATAAATCGAAACTAACTAATAAAGTAGCGATAACAGTTGCAATTGCTCGCACTCTAATGAATAACGCAAAGACAGGTAAATTAAAACATATGTCTGCGCCAAATGGAGTTACTCATTATTGGAATCCAAAAACTAATGAGTATGTAGGAAGAACAGAACAAGAAGGTAGACTTAATCAAGGAACATTTTTCTTTTCTGATGCATTAGATAAGACAGGAAACCTTACTGAAGGTTTAAAAGAATCTGCTATGTCAGATATTGACTTAATGGCAAAAGATGCAATTACATTTAATGCGTTTGCAGTGGAGTTCTTTAAAGAGTATCCAAATATTAAACAAGACGAGAAAATGGGATTCATTAAATGGTTAAAAACCGTTTATACAGATGCTAAGAAAAATAAATAAAAAATATTAGGTGACTTCAAAAGGTTACCATATATTAAGGTTATATTAGAAGTTGAGAATGTAGATTGATTATTCTAGACACTCAAAATACATTACCAATTACTAATTATTAAATATTCATTAACAATTAAATTTTAAACACATGGCTATTAACTTAGACGCAATTAAACAGAAGCTAAACTCATTGCAAAATGTAACTTCTAAACAAAACAATTTATGGAAACCAGAACCAGGAACTCAAGTAGTTCGTATTGTGCCATATCAACACAATAGAGAGAATCCATTTATTGAACTTTATTTCCACTATAACTTCGGTGGTAAATCAGTTCTATCTCCAATGTCATTCGGTCGCCCTGACCCAATATTAGAGTTCGGAGAAAAACTTAAATCAACAGGAAATTCAGACGATTGGAAAGCTGGTAAAAAACTAGAGCCAACAATGCGTTGTTATGTTCCGGTTATTGTAAGAGGAAAAGAAGATGAAGGAGTTAAATTCTGGGGCTTTGGTAAATCAGTTTATCAAGAACTTTTAGGATTCATTGCAGACCCTGATTATGGAGATATCACAGATCCAGTAGCAGGTAGAGTTTTTGAAGTTGAATTCAAAGCAGCTGATTAAACAGTAAAATCATTTCTAGAAACTTCTATTCGTGTTAAACCTAATCAAACTGCAGTAACTGATAACAAATCAGTATTGGAGAAATTAGCTAATCAACCAAAAGCGACAGACATCTTTAAAGAATATTCTTACGATGAAATGACTAAACTTTTGCATAATTGGTTAGACCCAGAAAATGCGGCAGAGGAAACTCCTGCAGCTCCAGCAAAAGAGGCTAATGCTAATCAAGCATCTATCTCTGAAGCAGCTCCAGTAGCAAAAGTAGACGACGTAGCTTCAGCATTCGACAACTTATTTAACCAATAATATTGAGCAACCAAATGGTTTCTCTAGATTAACTATGGCGAAAAAAACAACAAAACCAGTAGACGAATCTGAGTTAGAAGATGACTTGGCTTCAGTGTTAGCTGACAACCTTAATAAGAAATTTAAAAGCTCTAATTATAAAGTAGCTTATTTTTTAGAAGGTGATTCAGATTCACCATCGGACGTGAATGAATGGATTTCTACCGGATCGACAATGTTAGATTTGGCTATTTCAAATAGACCAAACGGAGGATTGCCAGTAGGAAGAATTGTCGAAATCACAGGTTTAGAAGCTTCAGGTAAATCTTTATTGGCTGCACACGCTTTAGCAGACACTCAACGAAAAGGAGGATTAGCAGTATATATTGATACTGAAAATGCTGTGTCCCGTGAGTTTCTAGAAGCGATAGGCATCAATTTAAAGGATATGTTATATGTTCCTTTAGATACAGTTGAAGACATATTCGAATCAATCGAATCAATTACAGAATCCATAAGAAAAAACGCTAAAAATAGATTAGTGACTATTGTAGTGGATTCTGTAGCAGGAGCATCTACTAAACAGGAGATGTCGGCTGACTATGACAAAGATGGATGGGCGACTTCAAAAGCAATCATCCTATCGAAAGCAATGCGTAAAATTACTAATTTTATTGGTAGAGAGCGTATTTGTTTAATATTTACAAATCAGTTACGTACTCGATTAGGGGTATCCTTTGGAGACCAATGGACAACTTCAGGAGGAAAAGCAATAGCATTTCACTCTTCAGTTCGTCTTCGTTTAAAGTCAGTAGGACAAATTAAATTAGCAAAATCAACGGATGCTCCAGAAGCAGTGTTAGGAATAACAACTAGAGCTCAGGTAGTTAAAAATCGTATGGGCCCGCCTTTACGTTCTGTAGATTATGAAATTTATTTTGACTCTGGTATTGACGATTACGGTTCATGGTTGACAGTGTTGAAAAATCATAATTTAGTAACTCAAGCAGGTGCGTGGTATACTTATACTAACACAGACACGGGTGAAATAATTAAATTTCAATCTAAAGATTTTCAAAAGAAATTAATAGACGATCCTGAAATGAAAGAGCAAGTATATAGAACGATTTGTGAAAAATACATTATTAATTACAAAGCCGGAGAACATTTTGGAGTAGATGATATCGAAATCCAAACAGAATTTGAAGGAGAAGATTCTTAAGTTATGATAAAAGGTTACGCTGATTTATTGAAACAAATTCGCGAGGACCACGAAAAACAGAACTCAGGCCTAGGCAAAGACAGTAAAGTGTTAATTGTCGACGGTCTGAATTCTTTTATTCGTTGTTTTAGTGCGGTGCCATTAGTCAATGATGATGGCGACCATATAGGAGGTTATGTAGGATTCATGAGATCTATAGCTGCTGTTATAAGACAATTCAAACCAACTAGGTGTATAATTGTGTTTGACGGTAAAGGAGGCTCTGCAAGGAGAAAGAAAATGCACTCCGGTTATAAAGAAGGTAGATCAGTCCCAACTCGTTTTAATAGACGAGATGATATCGGAGACATGACTCAAGAACAAGAATTACAAAATATGCGTCATCAGATGCATAAATTATCTGAGTACTTACAATGTTTGCCAATGACACTTATTTCCATTGACAATATTGAAGCAGATGATACTATTGCTTATTTAGCGACTGAAGTATTCAGACCTAAAGATAGCGAAGTAATCATAATGTCAGATGATAAAGATTTTATTCAATTAGTAGATGCTAAAACTTCAGTATGGAGACCTGTAGAAAAGAAATACTACACTCAACCTGAAGTAGAAGCTAAATTTGGTATACCTTCTCATAACTTTATTCATTATAAAGTATTTATGGGAGATAATTCAGATAACATCAAAGGTATTAATGGAATAGGTATTAAAACAATGCAAGCTAAATTTCCAATGCTCTTAACTGACCAAACAGTTACATTAGATGAAATCATAGCCTTTGCACAAGCGAACAAAGACGCACACAAAGTCTATAAGACAGTCGTGGACAATGAGTCCCAATTGAGACTTAACTGGGCACTTATGTCATTAGAAGATTTAGATATAGCTGCAAATTATAAAGGTATAATTGCAGACATTGCTCAAAGAGAGATACCGGCTATGGACACTTTTAAATTTAAAAAGATGTTTATGGAAGATAAAATTTATGCAGTAATTCCAAATGTGGATTCATGGTTGTCAAATAGTTTTGGAACTATCACAGCATTTAGTAAACAATAATTTGTATGATGCAAATGAATATATTATATTTAGGTTAATATGGCAGACAAATTAAGTAATTTCGGACATGGGTTTCAAGTAAAGATTGTATCTTCCCTACTCACAGACAAAGCATTTTTACAACAGGTAGCAGATATTCTATTGCCTGAGTTTTTCGAATCAGAAGCTAACCAATGGGTTGTAGAGCAAATTGTAAAATACTTTCATGAGTATGGCTGTGCTCCTACTTTAGATGTATTTAAAATCAAAACTCAAGAAGTAGAAAGAGATGTAGTTCGAACAGCAATAGTAGAAACGCTGAAAGATTCATATAGATTTTTAGAATCTGATGATTTAGATTTTGTTAAGGCAGAGACTTTAGACTTTTGTAAGAATCAGTGTATTAAAAGAGCAATATTAGATTCAGTAGAACTTTTGAGAAAAGGTGAATATGATTCTATCAAAGCTACTATTGATATGGCAATGAAAGCTGGTGCTGATAAGGCAGTAGGTCATGAATATAATTCAAGTGTTGAAGCTAGGTATTTGGAAAATGTTAGAGCATGTATTCCAACGCCATGGCCAGTAATTAATGATTTGGCAGATGGAGGTTTTGGTAAAGGAGAACTTGTAGTGTTTGTAGCTCCAGCAGGTATTGGTAAATCATGGGGTCTTATTAATGTAGGTGCTCACGCAGTAAAAAATGGTTTAAATGTAGTTCATTATACTTTAGAGTTAAATGAAGGATATGTAGGTCAAAGATATGACGCGGTCCTGACAGGAATAGCAGCTCAAAATTTAAAATACAATCAAGAAGACATTGCTGCAATGGTAGGTAAATTAAAAGGTGATTTAACTATTAAATATTATCCAACCAAGACAGCTTCATGTTCCACTATTAGAGCACACATTGAAAAAATGATTTTAATGGGTAAGAAGCCTGATTTAGTAATTGTCGATTATGCAGATTTATTAAGAGGTACTGTTTCTAGAAAGGAAATGAGACATGAATTAGAATCTATATATGAAGACTTACGTGGGGTAGCAGGAGAATATGAAATGCCGTTATTTACAGCATCACAGGCAAACAGAAGTGCTTTGGAACAAGATGTTATTGAAGCAGATAAAATTTCAGAGTCATATTCAAAAGTAATGATTGCAGACTTTGTGCTTTCATTATCTAGAAAGGTAACTGATAAAATTGCAGGTACTGGTAGATTCCATATTATTAAAAACAGATTTGGGCCTGATGGAATTACATTTCCTTCGAAAATGAATATGTCTAATGGGCAAATTCACATCTATGAGGAGACTTCAGTGCAAGGTAAAGATACCAATAAACAAATGCAATCTGGAGAGGAATTATTAAGAAAAAGTTTATTACAAAAATACAAAGAAGTGTCAAACGATTTAGGATAATTTCTAAATCATACCATAATTATAATACCAGAGTGGGCCACACCAAACTAATCACAAAACATGAACAATAACATTTTTATACCTAGGGTGAATATACTACCCTACGAATACCCTTCTTTGTTAGCATATAAAGACGCCATTCGTCACTCTTATTGGATTCACACTGAATTTAATTTTACAACTGACATTGACGATTTTAAGACAAAAATAACAGATGAAGAAAGAGAAGTCATTAAACGTTCAATGTTAGCAATTGCTCAAATTGAAGTTAACGTTAAAACATTTTGGGCAGACCTTTACAAAAGAATGCCTATCACAGAAGTCGGTGACGTAGGAATGACATTTGCTGAATCTGAAGTAAGACATAAAGATGCCTATGCTCAATTATTAAGAATTTTAGGTCTTGAAGAGGAGTTTCAAAACGTAGTAGAGATTCCAGCAATTAAAGATAGAATTGCATACTTGACAAAATATCTAGATGGTACAAGAAGTAAAGATAATAAAATGTATACTAAATCAGTATTGTTATTTTCTTTATTTATAGAGCACGTAAGTCTATTCAGTCAATTTTTAATAATGATGTCCTTTAACAAAGAGAAAAACTTATTTAAAGGAATTTCCAATGTAGTTGAAGCGACTTCTAAAGAAGAAGACATACACGGTAATTTCGGAGCAGAAATTATTAATATTATCAAAAAAGAAAATCCTGATTGGTTTGATTCTGAATTTGAAGAGTTAATTGACTCTGCATGTAAAAAAGCTTATAAAGCAGAATGCAAAATTTTAGATTGGATTTTTGAAACAGGAGAGTTAGAGTTTTTATCAAAAGATACTATTAAAAACTTTATCAAAAACAGATTTAATAATTCACTTCAAAAAATAGATATGAAACCTATATTTGAAGTAGATTTTGAAGAAATAGAAAAAACATTATGGTTTGATGTAGAGATAACTTCTACCAAAGAAGGAGATTTCTTTTACAAAAAATCAATCGATTACAACAAAAAAAGCCAAAGTATAACAGAAGACGATTTATTTTAAGACGATATGGAATATAAAAAGTATGATTGGCTAAATGAAAATAGCAGAACATTTCTTTCAAGAGGTTACATTACAGAATCTCCAGAGCAAAGAATAAAAGACATTGCAAACAAAGCAGAGAAGTATCTTAAAATTGAAGGATTTGCTTTGAAATTTGAAGATTACATGGCGCGTGGATTTTATAGTTTATCAACGCCAGTATGGATAAATTTTGGTAAAGATAAAGGATTGCCAATTAGTTGCTATGGATCAAATGTAGATGATACATTAAATAGTATTTTAAATGCAAGTCGTGAAATTGGAATGATGTCTAAGTATGGAGGAGGAACTTCTGCTTATTTAGGTAACATCAGAGAACGAGGTGCAAAGATTTCGACAGGAGGAACAGCAGACGGTCCTGTGCATTATGCTAGAT